GGCAGCAAGATATTTTATGTTGACGTGGCTAGTGCTGTAGCTTTCTATGAGTAGTGTATCTAAAGAGGATATAAGACAGGCTGCTGAGAATGATTTAGCTATCTTCATTAAGCTGGTAGCCCCTCACAGGGTATTGGGTAGTGTACACAAAGAGCTGATTAATTTCTGGACAAGGCAAGATGCTGAAGATCACCAGCTATGTCTCCTACCTCGTGACCACCAGAAGAGTGCTATGATAGCATATAGGGTGGCGTGGGAAATAACTAAATACCCAGACATGACATTCCTGTACATATCAAGTACAGCCAACTTAGCCGAGAAACAGCTATATTTTATAAAGAACATTCTCACCAGTAAGATATATCAACGATACTGGCCTGAGATGGTGAAGAGAGAGGAAGGTAAACGTGAAAGATGGACTACAACAGAAATTAGTGTCGATCACCCAAAGCGCAAAGAAGAGGGTGTACGAGACCCTACAGTCTTTACCGCTGGTCTTACGACTAGCATTACTGGGCTTCATTTTGATCGTGCTGTACTCGATGATGTCGTAGTAAAGGAAAATGCCTTTACAGAAGAAGGCAGGCAGAGGACAAGAGAACAATACTCTCTATTAGCCTCTATTGAGAAGGGAGATAGTAGAGAGTGGGTGGTGGGTACACGCTATCATCCTAAAGATCTTTATCAGAATCTGATGGAGATGGAAGAAGACTTGTATACAGAAGACGGAGAGCTAGATGGCTCCAGTGCTATTTATGAAGTGTTTGAAAGGCAAGTAGAAGACTTAGGTGATGGTACAGGGGAGTTTCTTTGGCCAAGGCAACGGCGACCTGATGGAAAGTGGTTCGGATTCGACCGTAGCATTCTTGCGAAGAAACGAGCAAAGTATCTGGATAAAACTCAGTTCTATGCTCAGTATTACAACGATCCGAATGATCCAGAAGGGCAAAGAATAAGTAACACCCTCTTTCAATACTATGATAAGAAGTATCTAGAGAGTACAGAGGGTACGTGGTTTTATAAAGAGAAGCGGCTGAATGTCTACGCCTCAGTAGATTTCGCATTCTCTATGTCTAAGAAGAGTGACTACACAGCTATTGTTGTTATTGGTATAGATAGCAGTGGCTTTATATATGTACTAGATGTAGACAGATTTAAAACTGATAGGATCAGTGAGTATTTTGAGCATCTTCTTAGCAGTCATGTTAAGTGGGGATTCAGAAAGCTTCGCGCAGAAGTAACGGTAGCACAGCAAGTAATTGTACGAGACTTGAAGGACAACTATATACGTCCACAAGGACTCTCTATTTCGATAGACGAGTACCGCCCGACAAGGAGTCTCGGTACAAAAGAAGAGCGAATAGCAGCTATCTTAGAGCCGAGGTATGACAACCAGACTATTTGGCATTATCGTGGGGGTAATTGTCAGGTGCTAGAAGAAGAGCTTGTCATGTCTCATCCTCCCCATGACGATGTTAAAGACGCTCTAGCTTCTGCCATTGATATAGCCATACCACCTGCAAGACGCAGCAATAAGATGAAAACTAGAAATAATGTAGTATATCACAGCCGTTTTGGAGGCTTAGTTTAAATGGTAGGAACAGTAGAAGAGTTTGAGAGTTTCCGAGCAAAGAACAGTTTAGCTGAGTCTATAGGTGAACAATTTAGGTCTTTCTATGACCAGAGGCGTGGGTGGGTTACTGAGAAGAAAGAGCTGCGTAATTACATATTCGCTACAGACACTACATCGACAACTAATGCGACCCTACCTTGGCGTAATAAAACAACCCTTCCTAAGCTATGTCAGATTAGGGATAATCTCCATGCTAACTACATGGCTGCTATATTTCCAAATGACAATTGGATAAAGTGGGAAGGATATAATGAAGACGCTGCGACAGAAGATAAAAGAGAGAAGATTGAAGCTTACGTCTCAAATAAAGTGCGTATCAGTGAGTTTCGTAATACTGTTAGTAAGCTTCTTTACGACTATATAGACTATGGTAATTGCTTCGGCGAAGTGCGATTTGTACGAGAAGTACAAAAAGTAGAAGGTCAGGAGGATGTTGATGTCTACGTTGGCCCTAAGTTGTTTCGTATTAGCCCTTTGGATATTGTATTTAACCCTACGGCGATAGATTTTGCTAGCAGCCCTAAGATAACACGCTATCTCAAGTCTATGGGTGAGATGAAGAAGGAAGCAGAGACTAAGCCAGAGCTAGGCTATGATGTTGCTGTGATTGCTAAAGCAGAGGAGATCAGACGCAACATAGGTCAGTATGATACATCAGACCTAGATAAAGCAGAAGGGTTTGAGATAGATGGGTTTGGTAGTTTACAAGAATACTATGGCTCCACCTATGTAGAAATACTAGAGTTTGAGGGAGATATACATGACCCTATCACTGGTGAATTTCTACAGAATCAAATTATCACTGTTATAGATAGAACCCATGTCCTTAGACAGCAAGTAAATGAGAGCTGGGTAGGCAGCAGTAATAAGTTTCACTGTGGTTGGAGAATGCGTCCAGACAATGCTTATGCTATGGGGCCGTTAGATAATCTCGTAGGAATGCAATATCGTATTGACCATCTAGAGAATATTAAAGCTGACTTGTTTGACTTGATTGCACTACCTCCTATAAAGATTAGAGGAGATGTAGAGGAGTTTGAGTGGGGGCCACTAGCTGAGATATATGTAGGTGATGATGGAGATGTAGACATTCTTAAAGTAGATGCTACAGCCCTACAAGCAGACACACAGATAGCTATCTTAGAGAATAAGATGGAGGATTTTGCAGGTGCTCCTAAACAGGCTATGGGTATTCGTACCCCCGGTGAGAAGACAGCATATGAAGTACAGAGTTTAGAGAATGCTTCTGGCCGTATCTTTCAAGACAAGGCTACTAATTTTGAAATCAACATAGTAGAACCTGCTCTCAATCTATATCTAGAAGTAGGTAGGCGTAATCTTAATGGTAAGGATTTGGTACGTGTGTTAGACGATGAGCTTGCTATCAGTGACTTCTTAGAGATAACTAGAGACGATATTACAGCTAAAGGGAAGCTACGTCCCATTGGAGCTAGGCATTTTGCAGCTACAGCGCAGCTCATACAGAATCTGTCTGGTGGGCTACAAATAGCAGCCTCTATCCCGGGAGTGCTAAATCATGTATCAGGTAAGAAGCTTGCTAAGCTCTACTTTGAAGAGGTGGCAGGATTGGCTAGATTTGATTTAGTACAAGACAATATTGCTATCACGGAACAAGCAGAGAGTCAGCGTATCATTAATCAAGCACAAGAAGATGTAGATACAGAGCAGGGAGTGAGCTTAGACGAAGATGTTCCTGACGAGTCTATAGAAGAGGGGGATGAAGATGCCCTCCAGTAAGAATTATAAAAGAGACTATGAACAAGAAAAGAAAACAGATAGAAAGCGTGGTGGTGTTAAGAAAAGAGCTTTAAGGAATAAAGCGCGAAGGATAATGATAAAGGCTGGGAAGGCTAAGAAGGGTGATGGTAAGGATGTTGCCCACAAAGACAATAACACTAAGAACAGTAAAAAGTCTAATTTAGCTGTACAGAGTAAGAAGAAGAACAGGTCTTTCAAACGAACGAAAACAGCAGGTAGGAAGAAGAAATAATGCCCGGACTAATACATAAGCTCGCTAACAAGACAAAGAAAGCTATTAAGAAGAATGAGGCGAAGCCTAAAGCTAAGCCCCGTAAGAAGAACCCTGTGTCTAATAGCAGAGGCAATGCTAACGCTAATAGTCAAGATCAGCTTACCAGAGAGCAGGCTGAGAAAATACGAAAGCGTGAGCAAGCTAAGAAGAAAAAGAAAGCAGCAGCTAAGAAAAAGAAACGATGAGACGTAGCTGGACAGACCATCTAAAGACTAAGAAAGAGAAAGATGAATTTAAGAAACGTGTTGCTTATTCCAGTGATGTCTTAGATAGACTAAGAGCAATACTAGAGAAAGATTTAGCAGCTTCAATAAAAGAAGCAGCTAAGGAGGAGAATTACTCTCTTCCAAGTTGGAGCTGTTACCAAGCTGACAAGCTAGGAGAACAGAGAACATTACGAAAGGTGATAGACATATTGCCGAAACAGGAGAAAGAATAGTGACTGACCAGTCCCCGTTCGAAAAAGGCGAAAGCCAACAGGCTGAAGAAGGCTTGCCAGAAACTACTAGCGCACAATCAAACCCGATTAGTAAGTATGTAGGTGACGGAAACAAGTATAAATCCTTTGAAGAATATGACAAAGGGATGGACAATGCTGAAGACCGCATCACTTCCCTTAAAGCTGAGCTTGAAGATGTTAAAGGAGACTTAGCGAGTCGTCAGAAAGTAGAGGAAATGCTTGACAATATGCAAACAGAGGAAACACCAGCACAACAACAAGCTGCTCCTGCTGTGGATATTGACACAATCATAGACCAGAAACTGACAGCAAGAGAACAGAATAATGTAGCTAATCAGAATGTACAGGCTGTAGTTGACCAACTAACGTCTGTATTTGGTGATAATGCTGAGCAAGAGTATGCTAAATTAGGAGATAGTTTAAATATGTCTATGTCTGAATTAAATGCCCTTGCAGCTAAATCCCCTGACGCTGTTATTAAACTGTCTGGAGCTAATAAAGAAACCCTCTCGGTTTCACAAAGCTCTGGTTCTATAAACACTGAAAC